GCGATAGCGGGCGGGAGGTGGTTTGCTCATGCAGCCCTATGTAAACGCTTGGATTCCCGAAGTGAATCCTTCACGGGGATAGTTTTGCAACAACGCCTTGCCGCATCGTCTGCTTCGGTCATCGCAATGGCCGGTGATACGATCACCATGCGGGCCGGTGCCCTGATGATGATCCATGACCCGGCGAAGTTCACGTGGGGCAACGCAGGTGACCACGAAAAGTCCACCGAAAATCTGAACAAGCTGGCAGACCTGATGGCCGACATCTACGCGGAACAGACTGGCGAAGATGTGGACGCCATTCGCGAAGACATGAAGTCGGAGCTATGGCTGAACGGCGCTGAAGCCGTAGAGCGCGGCTTTGCGACCGAAACAGAAGGGGGCCGCGCCAAGGCCGTCGCCGCCTTCGACTACCGGGTTTATTCCCACGCCCCCAAGAAACTCGTGGCCATGGCGAAGAAGGAAAAGTGGTCTTTCGAAGCTGCGACCCGAAATGCGGCGTCCGCCGCGCAACCCCCGGACCATGAAAAGGAGAAACCGACCATGGCACCCAAGCCCGAAGCGGCGGACAAGACATCCGCCAACCCGCCCACCGGTCAGGCGACCGGCGGTGCCGATGCCTCCAGCGCATCGGATGTGAAGGCCCGCATCAAAGCCATCACCGAAGACGATGCGGCAAAGGGACACGAAACCCTTGCAAAGCATCTGGCCTTCGACACCGACATGACTGCCGAAGACGCCATTGCGGCCCTGAAGGCGGCGGCAACAGACGCGCCGCAGGCCAAGACCGACGATGCGCCCGACCCCGCCAAGTATCAGGCGAGCCGCAGCGCCGCTGCTGATCTTGCGCAGCCTGCGCCGGGCGCTTCGGACAAACCGAAGGCCACCATCAACACCGGGGGCATCTATGCCGCCCGCCGTTCCGGAAAGGAGGCGTAAGCCATGGAAAACGCAACCATGCAGACCCGCAATCTGTCGTTCCTGCTGTCTGAAGCCGCCGGTCGCCGGTCGCGCAGCATCGTCACCATCGCCAATGGCGCAGGCAAGCTGGAAGCTGGCACCGTGCTGGGAAAGGTGACCGCGACCGGCGAATACGTCCCCGCCCCCAATGCCGAGGTGGTCGGGAAAGAAGGTGCCGAAACCGCCGTGGCCATTTTGGCCTACGGCGTCGATGCGACCGATCAAGCGGTGGAGGTTACCGCCATCGACCGCGATGCCGAAGCCAAGCTGCCGATGCTGTCTTTCGACGCCTCGGTGGATGACCAGACCAAAATCGACGCGAAAGTCGCGCAGCTGGACGCTGCGGGCATCCGCGTGCGCTAAGGAGACCGCGACAATGTGGGAAACTGAATTTTCTGTGCTTGCCCTGACGGCAGCAATCAACAATCAGCCGTTCGTGCCGGGCCAACTTGGCGCGACGGGCATCTTCGATGAAGACGGCGTGGCCGTGACCACCGTCAAAATCGAAGAGAACAACGGAACGCTGGCGCTGATCGAGCCGACCCCGCGCGGCGGCCCCGGTCAGACCGTTGGCGACGATGACCGCCGCACCATCCCGTTCGAAATCGACCATTACGAAATCAACGATTCCGTTCTGGCCGATGAAATCCAAGGTGTGCGTCAGCTGGGCAGCGATGATCAGCTGGAAACCATCCAGAACCGGGTCGATGCGAAGCTGGCAAAGCATGCGCGGGCGCATGATGCCACGCTGGAACACCAGCGGGTCGGGGCCATCAAGGGCGTCATCCTGTCGGGCAAGGGCAAGGTGCTGCACAACCTGTATGACCGCTTCGGGCTTGCAGTACCCGCGCCGGTCGCACTTGGTATCGACGTTGAGGTTTCGGGCATCGCCAGCAAGATCAAAGGCGATGTGGTCTATGCCATCGAAGATGACCTGGACGCACCCTATGACCGCATCCACGCGATGTGTGGGCGCGACTTCCACGATGCCCTGTGGAACCAGAAGGAGGTGCGCGAAACCTTCCTTGCCGACAACATGGGCTATCAGCTGCGCGACGGTGCCCCGGACGTGTTCACGGTTGGCAAGATCACGTTTGAGCGCTACCGCACCGGCAAGAAAGCAACCGCTGCGAACAGTGGCGCGGCCTTCATCGCCGCAAACGAAGCGCGCGTGTTTCCGGTCGGCGTGCCAGATCTGTTCATCACGCGCTTTGCACCTGCGGACCTCGAAGAAACGGTGAACACCATCGGCCTGCCGCGCTATGCGCATCAGTACGGCATGCCCAACGGCAAGGGCCGTCACCTTGACAGCCAGATGAACGCGATTTCGCTCTGCACCCGGCCCGGCGTGCTGAAAAAGCTGACCATCGCCTAAGACCTGAAGCGCGGGATAGTGAACCAAGGCCCGGCGGGAAGCTGCCGGGCCTTTGGCCGCATCCCCAAGCGCCCGCGCGGCGTTTCGGAATGCAGCCTGTGAAGGAGACAATCATGGCACAGTCGAAGAAGAAGTGGGTGGCCTTCAAAAGCAACGCCACCGTGCCCGCCGATGTGGTGGACGAAAAGGCCGATCGGAAGGTGCAGATCGGGGAACCCGTCCAGCTGCCGGAAGCCTATGCTGACCATGTGGTGCAGGATGGGTTCGCCGCGTTCTGCGATGCGCCGAAAAAGGCCGCGCCGAAGAAATCCGGCGGGCAGTCAGCCGAGGAAAAGGCCGCTGCGGACGCCGCCGCCAAGCTGGAAGCGGCGCAGACGCGCGTCGATGACCTGACCGCCAAGATGGCAGGCATGTCCGAAAGTGATGATGGGTGGGACGCTATCACGAAGGAAATGGCTGACGCTGAAGCTGAATTTGCCGCGCTGCAGCCCGCATCCTGATGGACCAAAGTTTGCGTGAAGACCTGATGGCGGAAGTGGATGATGTGTGGTCGGAAACTGTCCGCCATCTTCCGCTGGCCGATGGTCGCCAAGACCCTGAACGCGCACCGGCGGAATTCACCGCTGTGCTGCGGACGGGTGACCGCGATGCGGAGCGAATGAACTTCGGGCGCCGGAACACCGACCGTGCGGGCGTGACGGCTGACGGCGGACATCTGCGCATCGACCGGTCGGTGTATGCCACGCTGGTGGTTCGCAAGGGTGACAAGGTGGTGGCGCTGGACCGCGATGGCCAGCCCGTGTTCGAAGTGCTGTCGGTCGATGACCGTTCGCACCTTCGACTGATTTGCGAACTTGGGGATGCAAGCTGATGTCGATGACGATGATGGCGTTGCGGATTGCTGCGGTTCAGGCGCTGAAGGCTGGCGGCACGCTTGTTGGTGACAACGTGCTGGACAGTCAGATTTCCGCTATCGACCAAACAGCGGACGGGCAGCTGCGCAGCGACCAGCAGCGGCCCTTCATCGCGGTCTACACCGATGCGGCCAAGTCCCAAAATGTGGGCCAGACCGGTCTACGGTCGAATGGAAGGGTGGACATTATGTTCAACTGCGGCGTGTCGGTCACGATGGCTGAAACGAACAAGGAAACCGGGGAGACGCAAATTGTGGATTTGTTCCCGGCGACCGACGCCAATCTGGAAGCGGTTCTGGATGCGCTGGACGTTCAGATAAGTCGTGTCCTGACCGACCCCGACAACCCTTGGACGCAGGTCTTCGGAGATTTCGTGCAAGCCTATGTGGCGAAGGAACATGTCCGGTCAAGCAGCTCTGCGGAAAACGTCCGCCTTGCAGCTGGCCAAACCAAGCTGTCGGTCGATGTCTTTGCCGACCCGCGCCACGGTCAGCCGCTGGCAGAAGGCGGGCCGTGGCCGCGCTTCATGGCCCTGATGGCCGAACACAACGTGCCGCAGCTGGCGCTGTTCCAGCAGTTGCTGGGCAACCCCGCGTCCGGCCCCTATGAGGAGTTCGAGCGGCTGACCGGCATGACCACCCGCGATGCGCATGGGTTGCGCCTTTACACCTTCGGCGGCGTGGCGCGTGACGTGGCTGTAACGGACGCGACAAATGATGCGGTGCCGGTCTGATGGCGGGCCTTCCGGAAATCATTGATGACCTGCGCCGCCGGGTTGGCGAGTTGGAGCGGCGCATTCGGTCGCAGTCGCGGACCGGCGTGATTGAGCAGGTGGACGCCGCGAGCGGCGTGGCGCGGGTGCGGCTTTTGGAAGGCGATACGCCTTTCCTGACCGGCTGGATACCATGGGAAGAGCCAGCAGCGGGGGCGAACAAGACACATAACCCACCTTCGGTGGGGCAGCAGGTGAAGCTGTATTCGGAGTCGGGCGACCTGCACGATGCCAGCATTCAGGGCAGTCTGAATTCGGATACGAATGGCCGACCCTCCGGGGCTGGCGATGAATACGTTCTGGCGTTTGTGGGCGCGGCCAGCGTGACTATAAGTGGCGGAGGGGCGACCATGGTCCTGAAGGTGGGCGCAAGTACAATAACCATGACGGATGGCGGCATCGTAATGGACTCGCCGCGCATCGACCTGAACTGATGCCTGCCGTCACAAGAAAAGGTGATGCCTGCACCGGGCATGGCTGCTGGCCAGCGCGCCCAAGTAGTGAGGGCAGCGGCGATGTCTTTGCCAATGGCATCGCCGTGCACCGGCAGGGGGATGCGTGGCAGCCGCACACCTGTCCAGCCATACCGGAAACGCACGCCGGTGCGCTGGCCAGCGGGTCGGCCACTGTATTCGTGAACGGGCGTCAGGTTGGACGCATCGGGGACCCCGTGAATTGCGGGTCAAGTGTTGCCGGCGGGTCCGGCGACGTTTTTGCGGGCGGATAGCCCAAATCCAAGGAGTGAAGAAATGACCGACACCAAAACCGCCACGGCGGACTATGAAGTGACCCAACCTCGCGAAATCGGGGGCGTGTATCGCGCGGCGGGCGAGGTGATCACGATGATGCCCGCGCAAGCGAAATACTATCTTCCGCCCTACGGCGCTGGCCTGAAACCCGCCGCAGCAAAGGCGGCAACAAAGCCGAAGGCGGATGCCGAAAAGCCCGCGACCAAGGGCGACAAGGCGGAAGGCTGACCGCCATGGACCTGAACCATAACACCGGGGGCGCGGTCGAAGGGTGGGATCACGTGGTGCAAAGCATCCAAACCATCCTTTCCACGCGGCTGAACGCCCGCGTTTTCCGGCGTGAATTCGGGTCCGAGGCTCCCGCACTGGTGGACGCGCCGATTAATGAGGCAAGCGTTCTTATGCTTTATGTCGCCGTGGCTGAGGCTTTGGAGCGGTGGGAGCCGCGATTTGAGTTGACGGACGTGTCAGTGGATGGCGCGGCCAGCGGGGTGATTACCATGACCCTGATCGGCAACCACCGTCCAAATGCCCATACGGGTGACCTGACTACCGTTGTGGACCAAATTCAGACGATCCGCGTCATGCGTGACCGGGTGGAAAATTGGAGTCTTGCCGCATGAGCCGCTTCGCCGCACTGGACCTTAGCGCACTACCGGACCCGGCTGCCATCGGCGTTTTGGACTTCGACGCCATCCTGGAGGCGCGACTGGCCGAACTGGAAGCGCAGCTAGAAGAGGTGTTCGACGCGCCGAAGGTTGCCGAAGTCATGGCGCTGGCCCGCAACATTGCGTCCAGCCCGATGCGCTATCTGAACGAAGCGGCGGCGGCGCGGGAACTGTATCTGGAAAATCGTATCAATGAAGCGGTGCGGTCTGTCTTCCTGTCCACGGCGCGCGGCGATGACCTTGACCAGATCGGGGCCAATCGCGGCGTTGTGCGCAAGTTGCTGGATGACAGTGATCCGGAAAGCCCCGTCATGGAAGGCGACGAGGCATTTCGCGCGCGCATTCAGTTGGTCATCGAAGCTTGGTCGCCGCACGGCACAGAAGGGTCCTATGTTTATTGGGCGCTTGATGCGGATGACCGCGTGGCGGACGTGGCGGTCTATGGTCCGAACCACGGGCTGCACCCGGCCATTTCGCCCGCTGAACCCAAGATGGTCATCCTGTCCAGTGAGGGTGACGGCACGGCGGATGCCGCCCTTTTGGAGGCGGTCTTTACGCACTGCACCGTGGATAAGCGCCGCCCTGTCGCTGACAAGCTGACCGTTGTGTCCGCGCAGCCGGTGCCTTACGCCATCGAGGCCGTTCTTCACGTCACGACACCGGAGACAGCATCGGCGGTTCAGGCCACCGCGCAGGCGGCTGCGGAAGCGTTCGTGAATAGCCGCATTCGGATCGGGCGGAAGCTATACCGCACCTCACTTGCTGCCGCCCTGACCGTGAAGGGCGTGGTGGATGTGGAGTTGGTGTCGCCTGCGGCTGATTTGGACATCGGCCCCTTTGAAGCGCCCTACTGCACCGGCATCACCCTGACGCTGCAGTCCATCACGGGGGGCTGGCGCGATGTTTGATGTGAAGGACACACTGCTGCCGCCCACGGCTACGCCGCTGGCAAAGGCGCTGGACATCCTGGAAGAGCGGCTGTTTCACCTGCCGGTCGAAATGATTTCCAAGAACCCGCAAACAGTCGATACCCGGCTGCTGGATCACTTGGCATGGGAAGAGTCTGTAGACGTTTGGGACTTTGACTGGCCAGACGATGTAAAAAGAAACGTGATCGCCGCAAGCGCGGAAGTGCACCGCTTTAAGGGCACGCCGCACGCCATCAAATTAGCGCTCGCGGCCTTCGACGTAGATACGGAACTTCTTGAATGGTTCGAGCCGGAAGGCATTCAGGACGGACTTGAGCCGGGCAGCTTCCGCGTTACCGCTTATGCCGGGCGGTCGCTTTACGGTGACAGCGAAAACACCCTGAACAACCGAATGGTTGCGGCCATGAATGCCGTGTTGCGGCGTGTCGCGCCGGCTTCTCGAAAGCTGGTATTTCGGCTGGGCGAAAAGTTCCAGACCGCGACCTATATCCGCAATCGCGCAGGGCAATCCCAAAGGCAAGACGGCGCAACTGACGTTGATC